AACAACAATTAGAAGATTCAAGTACATCAACTGACACGGATCCAAGTGATGATCCTCCCTCTTCTGCTCCAGATGATTCATATGACGACAGTGATCCTGATATGGATTAAAAATAATAAAAAGGTTTGGTAGATAAATATGCAAATAACAGAACAACAATTTACTGAAAATTTTGAAGCTCTTTCTGAAGAAGAAAAATCTATGGTGGAAACAATTTTAACACAAACTCCACCAGAGGCCATACGTGTTTTAGCCACTGTCATGGGTGTTAGCTTACAAATGACAGAGGAACCTCCACAAGAGCCAGTGCAAGAGCCACAAGAGCCAATGGAAGAACCTACTGAAGAAATTACTGAACCAGAACAAGAAGTACCTCAAACTGACGAAATGTCACCAGTAGAACGACAAATGATGGCTCTTGGTGATCAACCAACTGAACCTGTTGCAACTACTGGACCAATTAACGTAGAAGGTAAAGATAATTCTGGAATTGCTGATGATGTGCCTATGGAAGCACAAAATAATTCATTCGTAGTTAATGTTGAAGCCTTAAAGAAATTTGGTTATGGAGACTTTATAGAAAGGATAATTAAACCTAACTTAAAGTCTTTAGAGGAAAGGACAGGAGTTATGATTGAATTAGCTGAAATAACACAACCACAACAACAGGTTCAAGGTGAGGTTTCCATAGCTATATCAAATAGAGAAATATACATACCAAAAATGCTTGCAGAAGAGATTGGTTATGATCTTCTTGAGAAGATTAATAATCGTGGTAAGAAGCAAACAGAAAAAAAATTAGCAGAAAGAAAAGAAGAACAACCAGAGGCTAGTCCACAACAACAAATGCAAGCTGCTGTTGGTAAGCGGATTGAAATAAATAAAGGTAATGAAAAAGAAGTAGAAATGCTTGCTAGACTTTTAATATCAGAGGCTATAATTGGTGAAGATGACGAAGGTAATAAAAATACAGATATAGCTAAAGAAAGAACATACGAAAATATGCAAGCAGTAGCGAATGTTGTTGGTAACAGATTATTAAAAGACACAAAAACTAATTTTAGAAAATATAAAACTTATACAGATGTTATTACTGCAAAAACTCCTAAAAGTAAAATTAATGAGTTTTCAGGATATAATAATGATAATTATAAAAAGGCTGATAAAAAACAACCCAAAAGATATAAATTAGCTTTGCAAATAGCTAGAGATCAAATAGAAGGTAGATTAGAAGATATTACAGCAGGGGCTACTTTTTTCTATAACCCATTTGAAAGCGAAAGAAAACAATTTTTTGAAGATAGTTTAAAAAGTGGAAGACTTAAATATAGAGGTAGAATAGGCAATCACGATATATTATATGATACGCAGTCAGGTATACCTGATATAAGAAGAGTGCCACCTGTTCCAAAATCTAAGCCTTCTTTTAGTAATGAAGAACCAGACCTTCCCCCTAATCCAGACGAGGGACTTACATTAGAACAATTTAATATCTTTGATGCAGTTGATGAAGTGGGAGGTATTGGTTCTCCAAGACAAAGAAAAGGAAGTATGCGTCCCGGTTTAGATAAAGTAAAAGAAATTGAAGCACAAAGATACAGAGATGCACCACGAGGAACTATAGTGGGTGATAGAAAAGTTTAAAGAGTTTCAAGAAGCAAACTAATTTGTTTCTGAAAAATCGCAGCTACCTGTTTTTACAGCCCTGCGTTAGATACTACCAAACAAGCAGCTACCCTGTCTAGGCCCTGCAAGGAGGAAAAATGGTAGAACAAGTACAAGAAGTAGAACAAGAAAATCTAGGCCCTTACAAAGGAGCTTATAAAGCAGATGTTTACAAAGAAGATGCTCAAGAAGTTCAAGAGGAAGCTACCCTAGAGGAAGACCAAACGTTTATGCAAGATGAAACTATTTCTGTGGAAACTGAAGAACAAAAGACTGAAGTTAAAACAGAAGAACATGATTACAAAAAACGTTATGATGATTTAAAAAAACACTATGACTCTAAGTTGCATGAGTGGAAAGAAGAAAAGGACGCTTTAGTTTCTCAAACTCCGCAACCTACAATTAGTGAAGATGATATAGCATCATTTAAAGAAAGTTATCCTGACGTTTATAATGTAGTTGAAGCTCTTAGTACTCGTAGTGCTACAAAAGAGATTGAAGAACTTCGTTCAGAAGTAACTCGTCTTAACAAGCAAGAAGAGAAGCTAAAAGCAAAAGGTGCTTATCAAGAATTACTGGCACTGCACAATGACTTTCCTGAGATTAAACGATCTGAAGAATTTAAGGAATGGGTTAAAGCGCAGCCACCTAGTATAGCAGATGGTATCTTAAAGAACAGCACAGACGTTAAATGGGCTTCACGAGTCCTCGACTTGTATAAAGCCGACATTGGCAAAAAAACAAAACGTGGTCGTCCACGTAAGCAAGGAAACGCTGCAGCAGCGGAGGCAGTTACACGTACTGCACCTATTAATGTTGCAACAAATTCTGCAGCTAATAAAAAAACATGGATGGCATCGGAGATACGCAAATTAAAACCGCATGAGTTTGAGAAATATGAAAAGGAAATAGATCAAGCTCGTGTAGAAGGGCGTATCGTTAATAATTAATGGAGCTTGAAAAATGGCAGTAGGAACTGCAGCCGGATACGGCAGTCTACCTTCGGGTAACTTTCAGGCCGAAATCTATAGCCAAAAGGTTCTTAAATTTTTTCGTAGAGCGTCAGTAGTTGAAGATATTACAAACACTGACTACGCAGGAGAAATTGAGAACTTTGGTGACACGGTTCGTATTATTAAAGAACCAACAGTCACCATTTCATCCTACACTCGTGGTTCTGTGGTTACTCCACAAGACCTCGCAGACGATGAAATTCAATTATCTGTAGATCAGGCCAATGCGTTTGCTTTTAAAGTGGACGATATAGAAGAGCGACAGTCTCATGTAAACTTTGAGGCCCTGTCAACCTCTTCTGGTGCTTTTTCACTAAAGCGTAATTTTGATAAAAATGTCCTTCAAAACATGATTGATAATGCAGGTATCAAAGGAGCTTCTGGCTCAGTTGAAACTGACTCCAATCTTGGTACTGGGGGTACTCCTGTAACAGTAACAGGAACAGATGCAGGTGATGATGTTGTAAACCTCATGGCACTTATGGCACGTAAGCTTGATGAGCAAGACGTACCAGAAGAAGGTCGTTGGTTTGTAGCCCCTCCTCGTGTTTATGAGAACCTATACAAAGCAGGTGCTAAAATCGTTGAAGTTCAAGTAACTGGCGATCAAGTATCACCTCTTCGTAATGGTCTTGTAACCAATCAAAAAATCATGGGCTTCACTCTGTACAAGTCTAATGCACTGCGACAATCTGCAGATGCTACGACAACTACAGATATGGTGTCTGTGAGTGGTGTCGCAACAGGAGAGAACGTAGTTCTCGCAGGTCATATTTCTTCTACAGCAACTGCTTCTCAGATTGCTAAAACAGAGGCCATCCGTGATCCTGATTCTTTTGCTGACGTTGTACGTGGTCTTCATGTCTTTGGTCGCAAGGTGCTTCGCCCTGAATCCCTTGTCCTTGGCATAGTTGATTACAGCTAATAGGAGGGCATAGATTATGGCTACTATTGATCGTACTATTTCAGGTGGAGGGACCGCAGGTCATCCATCTCGTATGCCTACTCCGTATGTAATTACCTCTCAGGTCCATGACACTGCAGATGGTGGCACAGGTGGTGATGTTGTTCAATTGATTGATGTCCCTGCTGATAGCATGGTTATTGCAGGTGCTTTAGAAGTTCTTGAAGCACGAGGCAATGGTCAAATTACTTTGGATGTTGGAATAACTGGTGGTGATGTAGACTGTTTTGTTGACGGTTCTGCACTTGCCGCAGGGTTCACACCCTTTCTTGAAGCAGCGGTTGGTGCTTCAGGTTCTAACGCACGTATCCTTACAAGTGCTGACACTATTGACGCTCTTATCCTTGATGGGGGATCGACTGGTGAAAGTGCTTGCCGTTTTCGTGTTCATGTTTGTTTGGTTGACATTTCGCGCAACCCACTAACTGAAGCGGCAACTGTTTCTTCGGGTACGTAATGTACTAAAGGTTTTGTGGGGTTCCTTTTAAAAACCTCACACTCTTTGTTGTGATTTGCTTTGAAGGAGTAAGATATGTTTTTTAAATTACTAAATGATAAAGATGTAGAGTTTTGTTTAAAACATCTTCCAAAGAATAAAACTTATGAAGATGGAAAAAACACAGGTGTTAATAAACAAAATACAGAATCTAATTCAGTACCAGATGAAGTTAAAAAGTTAATATCAAGTAGATTTTATGATAGCTTTTATATTGATAGTGTTTACTGCCCTAACAGAGTATCAGTAAATTTTTATAATAAATATAAATCAGGTGACTATTACGATTTGCATATAGATTCTTTTCGGGCTTCACCTAAATCAAACAATGTGTACTTTGATTATGGATGGAGCATATGTTTACAAGATGAGTATGAGGGTGGAGAGTTTATAGTAGAAACTCCTATAGGACAAGTAGGAAAAAAGTTAGCAGCAGGTGAAGCAATAATATTTCCTATAATATATCCTCACGGTGTTAAAGAAGTAACAAAGGGTGTTAGACATAATATTGTAGGTTGGATGTCTTCTTGTGCTTCTTATGAAAGTTCTTTTATATTAAAAAATATAGTTGAAGTAGGAGACTTTCTTGAAAAACTTAATTCTGAACAGGCTAAAATGATTAAAGTAAAAACAGAACTTATAAGAAATTATCTGCATAAAGCGTGGGGACAAAGAAAATGAATTATGCTGAACTAATAAATGCAGTGCTTCTAGACTTAAATGAAACTACTATTGCAGCCTCTGCTGTAGGTTTATCAGGAACTCGTGGTATTCAAAAGACTGTTAAGGAAGATGTCAACAGGGCTATTCGTGATATTAACAACGAGCATAATCAATGGCCATACAATTATGAGTTAGTAAACTATACTTTGTTTGGTGGAAGAAGAGAATACAAGTTTCCTACTAAAATAAAAATATCTTCTGTATCAGGTGCATTTACCATGAACGAAAGAGTTACAGGAGGAACTAGCAGTGCTATAGGAATAGTAAGAAAGATTAGTCCTTCTTTTCTTATACTTGAAGTAGAGGATGGTATATTTCAAAGTTCTGAAACTTTAACAGGTGCATCTTCTAGTGCTACAGCTACAAGCGGTAACATTCTTGACTGCACAGATATTGATTTTGATACTGCTTTTATAATAGGTCGTAACTTAATTACAAATGGTAGTTTTGATAAGGCATTTACTCTATCAGACTATTGGAGTTCAAGATCAACCAACCCTGCAGGAACAAGCTCCTCTGGCACTCCTGCATTATCAAATGCATCTAGTGGTAACTTAGCTTACGCTGCAGGTGTTCTTAGACTAAATGATGGAACAGTAGATCAAGCTATACCTACTGTAGTGAATGATACTTACAGAATAACAGTGCGTTTTTCTTCAGGAACAAGTAGCGCAACTGCAGTAACTTTAAAAGTATTTGCAGGTTCTTCCTCTGACAAAGACTCTGACCTATCGGAGTCTTTTTCTATATCTAATGTAGGTGGAGGTAGAATACAAACCACTAGCTTTACTGCCTCTACTCAACAAACGTTTATTACTCTTAGTAATGAAGATTCTGCAAACGTAGACATAGATTTTATTGAAGTATTTCCAAATGATGTGTCAGGTGAGTATCTGTATTTCTTAGACAAAGATGAATACTACAGAGGTAGTCGTAACTATACATCAAAAAGAGAAAAAGCCTATCGTGCTTTATCTTCACCTGATAGTGGATTTGGTAAACCAGAAGAAATATCTACAACTAATTTTGATGCTTTTGTTTTATGCCCCTCTCCTGATAATGATTTTTATGCAGTTGAGCTTGGTGTATTCTTTGAACCAGAGCCTCTTTCATCATTTAGTGATATTCCTGTAATACCAAAAAGATTTCACGATGTAATTGTAGCAAGAGCAAAATACTTTGCTCATCAATTACGTGGTAATGATAACGCTGCACAGTTTTCTCTTAGAGATTATGAGCTAGGAGTAAAACGTATGCGTTCTGAGTTAGTGCAACAAAAAAATTATATGAGAGCCGTTTAATGCCAATTGAAGCCTACAATGTAAATTGTGAAGGTGGTTTAGTTTTAGACCAAAGTATTTTTGTTATGAAGCCGGGAGAGGCTACTACTTTGCAAAATTTTGAGCCAGATGTGCAAGGTGGATATGCAAAGATATTAGGATTTGAAAAGTTTGATACTAATGCTCTTTCAGGCAGTGGTATTGTTTTAGGCATATCAACTTACAAAAATCAATTTGTAGTTGCAGCAAGAGGAGCAAATGTGCAGTTCTCTAGTGGGTCTGGTTGGACTAATATTGCAACCAATAGAACTAGTGCAGGTAGATACTCTTTTGTAACATACGATTTTGATGGTACAGAAAACTTGGCTATGGCAGATGGGGTTAATGATGCTGCTATTTGGGATGGTTCTAACTATGTAACAATAACAGCTTCAGCAGGTGGAACCAAGCCTACTGCTCCTGATATTGTACAAGAGTTTAAAGGACATTTGTTTTTTGGAGGAATGTCCAACTCGCCTCACACTGTAAAGTTTAGCGCACCGTTTAGTGAAAACGATTTTAGTGCAGCATCTGGTGCAGGAGAAATAGCCTTTGGTAGTGATGTGGTTAGTCTTAAACCATTTAGAGAAGCTTTAATTATATTTTGTAAAAATGAAATATATAAGCTTGTTGGTTCTAGTTCAGCAGATTTTCAAGTTCAACCTATAACTAGAAACATAGGTTGTTTATCTCACTTTACTATTCAAGAAATAGGTGGTGATCTTATATTTCTTGCTCCTGATGGACTAAGAACAGTAGCAGGAACTGAGCGTATTGATGACATTGAATTAGGCACAATTTCAAAGCAAGTTCAACCTAGATTAAATTCTCTTACTTCAGATCAAATCTCTAACTTATCATCTCATACTATAAAAAGTAAAAGCCAATACCGTATGTATTTTCCTACTACTTCAGGCACTGAGGCTAATATGACAGGTCTGATTGGAGTATTAAAAAGAAATGCACAATCAGGACAGATAGGATGGGAGTATGCAGATATTAAAGGTATTAAGCCAAGTATAGCAGCTTCAGGGTTTATATCTAATGTAGAAACAATCTTGCATGGCGATTATGATGGGGGGCTTGTTTACAAACAAGAGAATGGCCGTGACTTTGATGGGACTGCTATATCTGCTACCTATAGAACTGTAGACTATACTATGGGTGATGTAGGTAGAAGAAAAAATATGCAAAGAATTATCATAAACTATATAGGCACAGGAACTGTAAAAGACGTAGATATGAATCTTGAGTATGACTATGGCGATATTCTTTTACCTAGTCCTGCTCTCTACGATTTAAAAGACCCTGCAGGTGCAGCTTTTTATGGTGGTGGTACATATGGTTCATCTGAATATGGAGCGTTAGTTTATACGCCTTTATATAGACAATCTGTAGAGGGTTCAGGTTTTGCTGTAGCTTTAAAGTTTACAGATTCAAGTAGTAATCCAACGTATACCCTGAAAGGATTTGGATTAGAATTTACACCGGGAGGTAGAATGTAATGGGTACAGGTTATACAAAAGGTCTTAGCTATTTTGTAGATGGCGAAACTATTGAGGCTTCAGACTTCACCACTGAATTTGGTTTGGTAGATTCAGCTTTTGAAACTGGTGGGCATCAACATGACGGAACAGATGGTGAAGGGGGAGCGATTGAAAAACTTCTCAGTAATACTATCACGTTTGGAACAGGTGCAGATACTGACATAGCAGTTACTTTTAATGCTAATACTAGTGACGGTGTTCTTACTTGGAAAGAAGATGAAGACTACTTTGAGTTTTCAGATGATATACTCATTGCTTCTACAGAAAAAATACAGTTTGGTGATACTGCTAGTTTTATTCAACAAAGTGGTGATGGTGTTCTTCGTGTAGATGGTGAGGCAACAATTGATCTTAATGCCTCAACAGCAGTTACTGTAAGCAATGATTTAAAACTAGATTCGGATTCTTCCGTGTTAGGTTTTGGTGCAGACAATGACACCACTCTCACGCACACAGATGGTACAGGTCTTACACTTAACTCCACTAATAAATTAACCTTTGGTGATGCAGTTAGTTTCGTACAGCAAAGTAGTGATGGTGTTCTTCGTATAGATGGAGAGGCTACTATTGATCTTAATGCGTCTACCGCTGTTACAGTCAGCAATGATCTTAAATTAGACTCTGATAGTGCAGTCTTAGGGTTTGGCGCAGATAACGATATAACTCTTACTCATGCTGCAGATACAGGGCTAACTTGTAATGGCACTATAACTGCTACAGGATTTACCATAGGTTCTGCTGCGATTACAGAAACAGAATTAGAAATACTTGATGGTGCTTCAGTAACGACTGCAGAACTAAATATTATTGATGGAAATACCTCTGCTACTTCTACTACAGTTGCAGATGCTGATAGAGTTGTATTTAATGATAATGGCACTATGGTACAGGTTGCGGTAACAGACCTTGCAGCATATTTTGATGACGAGATTACAGCCATGCCTAATCTTGTTAGCACTGGAGCACTTAACTCTGGTTCTATTACATCTGGGTTTGGCACAATCAATACTGGATCATCTGCTATTACCACTACAGGTTTAATATCTGGCGGTTCTCTTGATATTGATGATGTTGTTATAAATGGTACAACCATTGGTCATACAGATGACACAGACTTAATAACTGTTGCTGACGGAATTGTTACAGTTGCAGGAGAAATATCCGTAACCACTTTAGACATTGGTGGAACTAATGTAGCATCAACTGCTGCTGAATTAAATATTGTGGATGGTAATACCTCTGCAACCTCAACCACTGTGGCAGATGCTGATCGTGTTGTGTTAAATGATAACGGTACAATGGTTCAAGTTGCCGTCACTGATTTAGCCGCATATTTTGACGATGAAATAACTGCAATGCCTAATCTTGTATCCACAGGTGCATTGGATACAGGATCAATTACGAGTGGATTTGGAGCTATTGATAACGGCACTTCTGGAATACGAACAAATACTTTTACCGCAGAAACATCTTTTATTCCTAGTGCTGCTGACGGTGCAACTTTGGGAAGCGCATCTGCTGAATTTAGTGATCTGTTCTTAGCTGATGGTGGGCAAATTTTATTTGGTAACGATCAAGAAATAACTCTTACTCATGTGGCAGATTCAGGACTAACGCTTAAACACGCTGCAACTGCTGATGATAAGTTTCCAACTCTGACCCTTGCGGCAGGTGACACAGATATAGCTGCTGATGACAAACTTGGAGCTATTAATTTCCAAGCCCCAGACGAAGGCACAGGCACGGATGCAATCTTGGTTGCAGCAGGAATTGAAGCTGTTGCAGAAGGTGATTTTGCCGCCGACAATAATGCAACCAGTTTGGTATTCAAAGTCGGAGCAAGTGAAGCGGCAACGGAAGCTGTGCGAATTAAATCAAATGGACGAGTTGGAATAGGAGTTACGCCTAGCAATGA